ACTTTGTCATCCGGCATCAGCTGGCCACGGTCTGAACCTTCAAGAAGGAGGTTCAACCATAATCTGGTTTGGTATGACTTGGAGTCTTGAACTTTACCAACAGGCCAATGCCAGACTGTGGCGACAGGGTCAGAAACAAACAGTAGTAATTCATCACATATTAGCCAAGGATACCATTGATCATAGAGTAATGTTGGCACTGGATAATAAGGACACTGGTCAGAAAGCTTTAATTGAAGCAGTAAAGGCTAGAATAGAAAACTTAAAAATGGAGGATAAAAATGAGTGTAAATAAATATAACTCTGAAGGATATAATGACCCAACAGTTTATGAAGCTTTAACAAATATGGAAAAACAAGGAAAAAGATATAAGAAGATTGTATTCATCTGCAGTCCTTTTTCAGGAGACATAGAAACAAATACAATGAGAGCAAAAAGATACGGAAGATTTGCAGTTATTGAAAATGCAATACCAATAATACCCCATCTGATGTACCCTCAGTTTCTAGAAGAAGATGATCCGGATGAGAGAAGATTAGGTATTGAGATGGGGTTGGTGCTTATGAGCAAGTGTCAAGAAGTATGGGTTTTTGGTGACAGGATATCTTCGGGAATGGGAGAAGAAATTAAAAAGGCAAAGAAGTGGAACAAAAAGATTAGATTCTTTACAACGAAGTGTGAAGAGATAGGAGGTGTCTAAGTATGATAGATGATAAGATGTGCTTCGCTTACAGAGATGAAAAGTGTAAGATTTTAAAGTTAAAGAAGTGTAAAAGTGAGAGTTGTAGTTTCTTTAAAACAAAAACTCAAGCAGAAGAGGACCATAAGAAAGCCTTAAGAAGAATTAAAACATTAGACCCAGCAGTAAAGAGAAGTATTATGGAACTCTACTATGGAGGAAAGATGAGTCTATTAGATGAAGTGGAGGTGGGCTGATGAATGCAAAGGAGTATTTATCCCAGGCTATCTGGCTTGATCAGATGGTAGACAGTAAATTAGAACAGATGGAAACCCTTAAGTCTCTAGCCATGAAAGTTACAACAAGCTTTACTAAAGAGAAAATCTCTGGTGGCAACATCCAAAAGAATAAAATGGAAAGTATTATTGTGAAAGTATTAGATTTAGAAAATGAAATTAACAACGACATAGATAGATTAGTAGATTTAAAAAGAGAAATTCAAAACATTATTAATTCGATGGAGGACATTAACCAGCAGCTATTACTAGAGCTAAGATATCTTAGTGGAAAGGGCTGGGACGAGATAGCTGTTTCCATGGGATATGATCCTAGAACTGTCTACAGAATTCATGGAAAAGCATTAAAAGAATTCGAAAAAGTAAAAGATGTCAGTAAATGTCAGTGAATGTCAGTAGGTATGTGTGTTATAGTATATGGTGTAAAGGTATAGAAAAAATCCTAGAACACCATATGCTGTAGCATAAGCCTAAGCTATATCTAGACGATTCTTAGGAAACGCAGCATTCTTGGATTCAAGCTCTGGTTAATGAACTGGGGCTTTTTCTATGTCCTTTTTTAAGAGATTCATACTCCATATATTATTATAACAAAGGAAATACTATAAATGTAATTCTATAGTAAATAATTTACTTAATTTACTATAGACAAAAATATAATTACATGATATAGTAAATTCAAGAAAACAATAGTAAATATGGAGGTATTCAATATGGCAAAGTTAGAAATTAATATTGACGATACTACATTACTTGAAGCAGAGAAGATATTACATTCCTTAGGAATGAATACGGAAATGGCAATCAACATTTTTCTTAAACGAGTTACGTTAGAAAAAGGTATGCCGATGAAAATGGAAGCAGCTGAAGATTTTGAGGATTCTAGTGAGTCATCTGAGAAGGAATCACGTAGCAATAAAAGAATCACATCAGATATGGTTGAGGAAGTGTGGAACGCTTTCTTAAGATATCTTAAAGGTTCTGGTGAGATTAGTGACCTAAGCACAGAAATACACAAGAAAACCGGAATGAGTCGTGGTAGTGCATTGATTTATTTGAATATTCTTGCTAATCTTGAAAAGGGCGAACCCAATACCAGAGTGATGAAAATGAATGACTTAAAATACTATATGGGAAAGATCAAAAATGAACTTGGTGATAGTAAACACCAAAATGCACTTAACTCACTAAGAGCATCAGTTCCTTATTGGGAAGAAAAACTACAAGGAAATTTTGCACAGAAAGTTCAAACTTATTGCGATTCAGTTAAATAATATGTGTTACCGGTAGTTATCTCAGTTGAATTTAATAAACAATTCTTAAGAGGAATAAATCTTAGCAAATAAAACTCTAGTTTCGGCTAGGGTTTTTATATGTTGAAATCAAGGAGGTATACTTGATGCCTTGGAAACCAAAGAGCATCTGCAACTATCCTGGGTGTCAAGAGCTGACCCACGATAGATATTGCGAGAAGCATAAGAAAGAAATGATAAGAACTCAGAACGACAGGAGCTCAAGGATGTACACCTATCAGTGGAGAAAGTCCAGCAAGGAATTTTTAAAGAAGCATCCTCTCTGTGTTCACTGCAAGAGAGACGGAAGACTTACTCCAGCAACAGAGGTGGATCACATCAAAGCCCACGGTGGAAACAGTAAACTCTTCTGGAATAAAAACAACTGGCAAGCTTTATGTAAGAGTTGTCACTCCAAGAAGACTGTGGAAGAAGACGGAGGATTTGGAAACTCTACAAGGGGGTAGGGGGTATGCATCTCTACGTAAGCCTTGAAACGACAACGCGCCAGGGTCGTGTGTGAGAAATCGCGAAAATCGCAAGGGGGGGTATCTTTGAGCAATTTAAAATGAAATTTAAAGTTCAATAATTTCCTATAAACCCTATGAATACTAGGATATAGCGATTAATAAAATATAAGTATTTAAAGTAAAAATGAACTAATATAGCTTTAAAACTATAGGATTTCATATAGTTTTTCAGTATTTTAGCCTTATGACTCAAGTCTAGGGCTTTTTTTATGCAATGAAAGGAAGGAAATCTAATGAAACAGGAAATGATAGTAAGAAAAGTATCGATATCAGAAATCAATCCGGCAGAGTACAATCCAAGAAAAGATTTAAAGCCGGGGGATCCGACATATGAAAAGTTGAAAAGGTCCATGACTGAGTTTGGATATGTGGAACCTATCATATGGAATGAAGAGACAGGAAATATAGTGGGAGGCCATCAGCGATATAAGATCCTATTAGAAGAAGGACAAACAGAAGTAGAATGTGTTGTTGTTAAACTTTCTCCTGAAAGAGAAAAGGCATTAAACGTGGCTCTTAATAAAGTAACAGGAGACTGGGAGATTGAAGCTTTGGCAGATTTAATTAAAGGACTTGAAGCCCAGGATTTTGATGTTACCCTCACTGGATTTGATGCTGCGGAGATTGAAGACCTCTTCAGTCAGGTCCATGATAAGGATGTAACTGATGATGACTATGATGTTAATAAAGCATTAGAGGAAGCCGCATTCGTAAAGCCAGGAGATCTTTGGATGGTTGGAAGACATCGACTGCTTTGCGGGGATGCTACTAAGATTGAGGATGTAACTAGATTAATGGATGGAAAGAAAGCCAACCTTGTATTAACGGATCCTCCATATAATGTGGACTTTGAAAGCTCTAGTGGTCTTAAGATACAAAATGACAAGCAGGATAATGATACCTTTTATAAATTTTTAATAGCTGCCTTCAAAAATATGGCTGATCATACTGCTCCGGGAGGTTCAATATATGTATTCCATGCAGATACGGAAGGACTTAACTTTAGAAAGGCTTTCATAGAAGCAGGATTTCATTTAAGTGGTGTTTGCATTTGGAAGAAGAATTCTCTAGTTCTTGGAAGGAGTCCATACAACTGGATACACGAGCCTATACTATTTGGATGGCTTAGAGGAGCCAAGCATAAATGGTTTACTGGAAGATCGGAAACAACTGTGTGGAATTATGACAAGCCGAGAAAAAATGGAGAACATCCAACAATGAAACCAGTTCCTTTACTATGTTATCCTATAAAAAACTCATCTCAGGTTAATGGAATAGTAATGGATATTTTTGGTGGAAGTGGATCAACCCTTATTGCCTGTGAGCAGATAGATAGAATCTGTAATACCATGGAGATTGATCCTAAATATGCAACGGTTATAGTTAAGAGATATATAGAACAGGTTGGAACAGACAAAGATGTATATTTGATTCGTGATGGCGAAAAGATTCACATTAGTGATGTAGAGAAACCTGAAGAGATAGAAGAATCTTAGATAGTATACAGTATGTTTTCAATAAATGACTTGATATTTATCCCCTTTAGAGTGATATATGTATATAAGAAAAGAAACACACTCAAAACCAGAAAGGGGAAAAACCATGGAAAACAAGGAATTTTTAAAAAGCAGGTTCGGAATAGAAATAGAAATGACAGGAATTACAAGAAGAAAGGCTGCTAAGATAATAGGAGAACACTTAGACGGAGAAGTAAAGGAACTAAATGATTACTACGGAACCTTTAAAATCGAAGCACCGGATGGAAAAAGCTGGAAGATAATGTACGACGGAAGCATTTACACCCAGAAAAAATCTGGCGGTCAAAAGGTTTCAGCTTCAAAAGAATACAGTGTAGAATTGGTAAGTCCCATACTGACCTACGAAAAAGACATGAAGGACCTTCAAGAGATGGTGAGAAAACTAAGAAAGGCAGGAGCCTTTTCAGAAAAACAAAACTGCACCGGAATTCACATCCACTTAGACGGACTGGAACACACACCAAGATCCATAAGAAATTTCATGAACATCATCTACTCAAGAAACGACCTTTTATACGAAGCCTTGCAGATAGAACAAAGAAGAATGTACTACTGTAAAAAGATGGACAAGAATCTGGTTGAAAGAATGAATAAGATAAAACCAACCAGCTTTAGACAAATAGAAGATATATGGTACAAAGGCTACAGCAGCAGAAGAGAAAGACACTACCACGAAAGTAGATACCACTTTTTAAATCTTCACAGCTTTTTCAACGGATGCGGTACGGTAGAACTAAGAGGCTTTAACGGAACCCTTCACGCAGGAAAGATTAGAAGCTTTGTAGTCCTAGCCTTAGGGATGAACCACCAAGCCTTAACCCAAAAAAGCGCCAGCACCAAGAAGCCGCAGATTGATAACCCTAAGTTTTCCATGAGAACCTGGCTTAACAGAATCGGCTTTATCGGCGAAGAATTCAAGAACTGCAGAGAACACCTTTGCAAGCACCTTGATGGAAGTGCAGCCTGGAGATTTCGAAGGGCCGTATAGATAAAAACAAGCGGCAACTAAAGCCACGGAGGGGGAAACCCCTCTTAAGTCGGTAGAAGGGCTAGCCAATCAAGTTAAAAGCCCACACAAGGAAAGCTAAAGGGGTAAAACCGCCCTTCAAGAAAGGATAGAGTAAAGATGAAAGAAGAAAAGAGATTAAACATAGCTTACGGGTCAAATCTAAATCTAAAGCAGATGGCTATGAGATGTCCGACTGCAAAGGTACACGGTAAAGGAACTTTAAAAGGATATAGACTTCTGTTTAAAGGACAGGTGGATAATGCCTACTGCACAGTAGAAAAGAAAAACGACGGAAAGGTTCCTGTGATAGTTTGGGAGCTGCAACCGGAAGATGAAAGAGCCCTTGATTATTACGAAGGATATCCTAGATTTTATGACAAGAAAGATGTGAAGGTAACTCTTGAAAATGGTAAGACAATTACAGCCATGGCATACATAATGACGGACAAGGTATTAGACAGGATTAATTTGAATCTGCCAAGCAGAAGTTATCTTGATACTGTTATAGTAGGATATGAAGCTGCAGAATTTGATTTAGAATTTATTGATGAGGCTCTTGAAATAAGCAATAAAGCTATTCAAAAGTATCCACCGAAGTATATATAACCAGAAAAAAATATACATCATTTCTTAAAATTTCTCTTGCAATTATGTGCTTTTAGAGTGATATATAGTAGTACCAAAAGAATTTAAAAGCAAGGAGGAAAAGGAAAGGATGATAAAGAAAAAAGATAGATTCGAAAGCAAAAGAGGCAAGACTTACGAGATAGTAGGAAGATGGGGAAATGACTATGTACTTTCACCAGTTAAGGATGATGACGATAACTGCCTAGTCTACACCGCCGGAGAGATAGAAGAGTTTATCCAAGAAGGAGATTTCAAAAGACTTGGAGGGAGAAAGTAATGAGAGCTTAATTTGGAAGGAAAGTATGTAACTTAAAAGAGCTAAAACAACTTACCAATCAAGCAATAAAAGAAGGCAGAAAAGGTCAACCCTACACCATCATCAGAGAAGTGATTCTAAAAGACAAAGACTTTAAAGAATTTGCAAATGACTTTTTAAAAGACCAACCTTGGATATCCAAAGGAGATGGAGGTATCAATGATAATGGCCAGGTTCGATGCATACGGGTTACCAACATAGAAACTGATGAGAAGGTTTTGGTAAATTCAGAAGGCTACAATTATCCACGGTACACAGGTTTGGAAGTAGGATAGAGGTGGATGAAATGGATAGAAAAGAAATAATTAAAAAACTCGGAGAGAATTTAGGAGTAGAACCTAAGTATTTAGGAGTTCCTACCTTTAACTATGAGATTAAAACAGATAAAGAAGTGTATACCATTGACAGGTTTGGAATTATCAGTAAAAGCAATGGTGAAACTATAACAGCAGATGAAATATTACATCAGTCAGAAATTGAAAAGAATCTACATCAAGATTTAGACAGTATCCAAGTGAAAATAGAATTTGAAGATCATACAGCTACCAGTTTAAAGAATATCATAAACATGCTTTACAGCAAGCAGGGCTTAATCATGATGTCCTTCCAAACAGAAGAACATTTCATGGATGATAATTTTGCTGAGGAGTTAAACAAAGAAGATATTAATGATTTGGAAGAATTAAAAGCATCCATTGAAAAACTCGGAAGAGCTAGATGTACAGGATTAAAGATTGACTTTGAACAGGAAACCCTTATTTTCTATCTTCACGTCTCAAGCTTAAGTCCTGAAAGAGCAAAAGCCTTTAAAGACTTATGTGTTCTTATTTCAGAATATTCCAAGACCTTGAACAGAGCTTCTTTTAAGCAGGCCCAAGATGACAATCCAAAGTATGCTCTTAGAACCTGGCTTATTAGAATTGGTATGAAGGGTACGGAGTATAAGGAAAGTAGAAGGGCACTCCTTAAGCACCTAAAAGGTAGCAGTGCTTTTAGAAAGGCCGGTGATAAAGATGAAGCCTAAGTGTAAACTCATAGGAGAAGACGGCAACATCTTTAATCTTATGGGAATTGTATCAAGGACGCTAAAAAAAGCTGGACAACAAGAAAAGGCAGATGAGATGACAAAGCGAATTCCTAAAGAAGCTGAAAGTTATGATGAGGCATTAGCAATCTTGATGGAATATGTAGATGTTGAGTAGGAGGATTAAATGGATAAGTTTTTAAATCAGAAATACTGTGATAGGTGTGGTGGAAGCTTAAAAGGCGGACGTATCATGTCTATGTTTAACGAAGAGTGCCTATGCATGAGCTGTAAAGAAAAAGAAACCAAAGACCCTAATTACAAAAAGGCTGTTGAAGCAGAACAAGAAGAGATTCGAAAAGGGAACTTTAATTATAAAGGAATCCGTGGAAAGCAATCTAGAGATTGAAAAGTTATATGCATAAAAAAGAGATAAAATTATGTAGATAAAATTCTTTTTATGCAGAAAATATTACTGGATATATTCTCTCTTTAGATTTAATATGTACATACCAAAAGAAGAGGAGAATAAAACCATGGATAAAAAAATAGAAAAGAAACTTGAAGAAATAGCGAAAGAAGAACTCTTTATAGAAACTCTTAAGACAAGAAATTCAGATGGCTTTGATTTTTACGACGTTTCTGTATGGGGAGTAAAGAAAGCTCTGGAGCTAGCATTTGAACTTGGAAGAGCAGAAGGTAGGAAAGAAAAATAATATTTAACCTTTCAAACTTTCTATATAAAGAATATGAACTATAAGAGTTGTAAGTTGTTTTTATCTAAATATAAATTAGTTTTTACAACTCCAAGTTTATTTTTTATAGCTGTTCTAAGATAAATTTCACGATCATCTTTTCCGGTTAGTACGTAACCGCTGAAAAGAAGTAGCTTTTGAGTTTCATCAATATCGAGATTCATAGCCAAACAAAGCTTTAAAATATAATTCATAGAAATATTATCTATGTTATTCTTTTTATTTAATATCTTATTTAAAGTTGTATAATTAACATTAGCTCTTTCAGATAGCTCCTTTTGACTTAAGCCGGATTCTGAGAATAGTTTAATTAACAGGTTATGAAAAGAATCCTTGTTTTTAAATTTTTCAGCATATAATTCTATGTATTCAACAAGTCTTTCAATAAATCTTTGGTCCTGCATATATTTATATGCTTCTCTCATATTAACTTGATCGTATTCAACACCTTCGGTAGGTTTAATTTGAAACATAGGAGGATAAAAAACAAAATCTTCCATTACACCATTAGAGTTTTCAAGAAATTTATTTTCATATTTTTTCAAGGTCTCTTTTAATTTTGTGAGTTCAGTTTTTATATTTTTCTTGTAATATTTTCTGTAAGCATTAAAAAAATATAAGTCTTTATAAGTTAATTTAATATCTTCTTCATTTGTTTCACTTAATTGCAAATTAAAACTTAACTGATTGTCTTTAGATTCAGCGATATTAGGGTCTTCTTTTTTATTCATAGCTATTAGCCTCCCAGACCAACTATTTTTATATATTTATTATATAATATAAATAGAGATATTAGAAATAAAGGAGGTTTTTAAATGTAAATAATTTCAAAAGATATACCTGTAAATAGAAAAGTGGAAATTAAAAGATGAAAAGTAAAGGTGAAAAAAATGAAAAAAGTATTGAGAATTATAAGTATGGTTATAGGATACATTTTATTAGTAACGGGACTTGGGGGACTATTATTAACATTATCAGCTATAGGTGGAGATTTATATGCAGCAGTTCTTGGAATTCCATTAGGATTATTGCTTAGATATTTATCTTTACTCAATAAAGAGTTAAATATTAGAATATTATCTCTAGTTAGAGATGTGTCTATAATATCTATTTATTGGACCGGTTCTGTAGTTTTTATGATTATGAATGTTCCAAGATTAACTGAAAATGCTATGATTAGATTAGTTATATTAGCTGCAAGTGTTGTTGCTCTGATATTTAGTTTGAAAAAATTGAGAGATAAAAAAATTATATCATCAAAAAAAATAAAATAAAAATAAAATTTTAATTTAAAGTCTGATAATTAATCAGGCTTTTTTCTTTGCAAAAAAGGAGGTGAAAGTTATGGCTGGTAGGGGAAGACCACCAAAACCGACAGCAGTTAAAGAGCTTGAAGGTAACCCTGGTAAGAGACCATTAAATAAAAATGAACCTAAACCAAAACAAAAAGCACCAAAGTGCCCGTCATGGCTTGAGCCGGATGCCAAGAAGGAATGGAGAAGGCTGTCAAAAGAACTGGAAGCTATGGGACTTTTGACTAGAGTCGATATGGCTGCCTTTGCAGGATACTGTCAGGCTTATGCCAGATGGAAAGAGGCTGAAGAATTTATCTCAAAGCACGGGTCCATATTAAAGACTTCTTCAGGATATATTCAGCAGATCCCTCAGGTTTCCATTGCCCAGCAGAACCTAAAACAGATGAGAAATTTCTGCTCAGAGCTGGGACTCAGTCCATCGGCAAGAAGCAGACTTAATATAAACAATTCAGGAAACACTATAGAAGGGGACGCAATGGAAAGTCTTCTTTTAAATGTTCCAAAGGCAGAAGATATTTTAAATAAAAGTGATAATTAAAGGAGGAATACCCTATGCCTTTTAGTGAAGCTCATGCTAATCACGCCATAAATTTCATAGAACAACTGAAGCTGACCAAAGGTAGATGGGCTGGTCAGCCTTTTAAATTGCTTCCCTGGGAAAAGGACCTGGTTAAGAAGTTATTTGGAACTTTAAGAGAAGATGGAACAAGACAGTATAGAACTGCTTATGTAGAGATAGGTAAGAAAAATGGAAAAAGTGAGCTCGGAGCAGCCATTGCCCTATACAT